TTGATTGTCTTTTTTTCTGAATGTCTATGTAACTAAAAAATATGAAAAGAATCTTTTTATCTTTTCCCCTAACGGTAGTCGCTAGACTTTAAGTGCCTTATTTTCTCTTTTTTTACTCATTTAAATAAAATTCTGATTTATCTTGTTGTGGATCAATTCATAATACGCCTTACTAGAAACCGCTGTGCTTATCTTAGCTTTATTATTTTACAAATCTTACACGATCAAACTGCAAAAACGACCATTTATTGTAATCTGTGTTTGATTTGTTTTATCAAATTTTTCATTTGACTAATTAGCTGCCTCTTCATTCTTCTCCTGCATAATGACCTCAATCTTCTCTTCAGCAAAAAAATGGCTAAAAACAAAAGTATCATGTATAATTAAATTAAAATTAAAATAATTAGAGAAGGTGAAGTTATGGATGAATTTCAAATGATAAAAAGCACTCTTGCATCTATAAAAAAATATGTATCAATGAGAAGTAGCTTTCCTAATGAAAGTGATAGAAACAACGTTATAAGGAATTTTAATATTCAGTTTATAGGAAAAGAACGTAAAAAAGTTATTTCTATAGAGATTGCTAATTATTTAAAATTAGAAAATAGGATATTTAACAAATATATTGAAGAAGTTGCCAATGAACTCCACATCAAATTAGAAGGACTCCATAAGGTAAATTCTGTTACTTCGGAAGCTGATGCGTATTATATTTATCTTTGACAATAAGCAATTGATATATTTTAAGTAAACATAACTTTGATGTTTATAAATTGATAGACAGCAACGGAAATAGTAAAAACAAGGATGTGAATTTCAACTCTTCCTAATTGTTCTTACTATTTTTCAACCGTTGCTGTCTATCGCATTTCATCATTCTTTCAATCCGAATTAATTAGGGTACTTTATCGGCATATCTAGTATTTAACCATCAATACCATGACTACTATCGTAAAATCCGTCTTTTATTTTTATTCCGTTCCCTCCCATTGACGATCATTATCTAATATAGAAATCCAAACTTACGAATAGCCTCACTCGCATTAACAACACGCCGATTTGCCATTTTATATTTCTTCTTCAGAAACTTTGTTGTGACTTCTCCCCTTAGTCTCATTTCTTTCTCATAATAAATAAATAGTGATAAAATAAATATATTGGGAAAGAGAAAAAATAAAGAGGATATAACTTTGTTATTTATTAGTAAAATCTTATTCTGGGTTACTTGTGCATATAAAATTATTGTTCTAAGTTGTTTGAAAATATGGCGTAAAAAAGATTGTTTATTGGTCGTCTCATTCCTCCCATTTATCTATTTCATGATCAAGATTTGGGATGATTCAGATTCTGATCCCCTTTTTTTATCCAATTATTTAGTTGGGTTAGTGTTTTCGATAGTATTTTTTATTTGTATATTAATTTATCTGAATACAAAAAATTAACTTTTCCAGCTCTTGTAGCTGGCTTCTTTTGTTTCTAGCCTAATTATTTTTCTAAAAAGTTATTTGAATAAATACTCTTTTTGAGAGATCTTAGCCAAACCATTTTTTAAATAGCTAGGGATTCTGCGCTAACTTAAACGGCATAACTCAGTTTATACATGGATTCTTTTGATTAATCCAAAGTTGTTTCCAACTCATCCACTGATTCCAAGGTATCCAAGGCATTATTAGATGTACACCTATTCTCATGTGACAAATAAGATAAAAACTGAAACGATAGATATCATGGAGAATTTAAGAAAAAATTCTTGAATTTTACCAAAAAAAGCCACCGGTAACAATCCGGTGGCAAACCCAAAAGAAATCCAGGCTCGAGTTGGTAATTCTAGATTAGTTACTACTATGGATGCTTACGCACATGTAACCAAAAAAATGAAAAATGAAGCTGTTGATATTTTCGCCCAACGTCTGAAAAGATCTTTGATTTAAAATGCAAAAAATTCGCCCAAGTAAAAACTTGGGCGAACATAGGGCGAATATTTTTGAATTTCACAAATTTTGGAAGCTAAGAAACTCCTAAATTCCTTGCTACTTCTTACTTTCTTCCTCATCCATTTTCAGAACGGCCATGAAGGCTTCTTTTCGCAATAATCTAACTGTACTATTCTCTATTAATCTAAGATAGTCTCTAAGCTTCTAGTATTAAAGGTTATAAAAGAACTAAATAATCTCTTCTATCTTTAGGTCATTTCAAAACACCTGAGAAAACCTCAGTCATCGGTGGCAAAATGGTGGCAATATTTTTTTGCTGCATTATTAAAAATAGTAACAAAAACTTTATCACGATCTTTCCATTTCCATCATTATCTTACCAATTTCATTTTCAATTCTATCTAGAACTCTTTGTATTTCAGATCTAACATTGTAAATATCTTCAATATACTGTTGCGCTGTATAATTATCTGGTATTTTATTATCACTAGGACTAGGATCTTTAATTTCTAACAACCCTAATATTTGGTCGGGATACATATCAATTACCTTAAATTTCAAAGAAGATGCGTATAACCAAGATATTTTAATAGAAGGAAAGACACAATTATGGTTTAAATTTGATCCTTCGAATAGATTTATCAAAGATTTTTATAAAGTATGGGATTCAGAAGTTTTCTTTTTAGCAATCGAAGAAAGCTTATTAATCAATCTCTACTATTCTAATAAGAACTACTTTAAAATTCCGGCAGCAAAAACCAGAATGAACCTAGATGCCTATTTTTTATTTGATGTAGTGACAAATGTTCCAGATGTTAGAGCAAAACATAAACGATTTGACTATGTAAAGTATACTTTTGTTGATCCTGAAAAATACAAAGATTAAAGTAGGCTACCTAAAAAGGTAGCCCGGAACGGATTTTATCACCATACTTATGAAAGGAGATATTTTTTAAGTTAGTATTAAGATTGTGTAATATGATGATATCTATATTTTATAGTATCAGTGCTATAAAATCAAAAATAAGTCACTAATTAACTATCACTCCAATTATAAGCCTTTTTTCTCACTTTTTTTCAAAAATATGGTATGCTTTTTAATGGCTTCAAATATAAAAGAGTTTAAAGCGTAACACACTTATGGGGGAGTGGTTTTTGGGGAACGCTTTAAACTCTTCTTTATTATTATCTCACAGCAGGCTTAAAAGGTCTATGGATTAAGTTATGTAAAAAAGTGCCTCTTTAAACGTCCTAAAATCCAAACAAGGATAGCATAATATACACTATCGTTGATCCAGAAAACAGGTAAATAAATTTTGCAAAAGCAATAAGTTAAAAACATTACAAAAAAGACAAGGATATCACATCAAGAAAAAATGTTTTGAAAATATCTTTGCCTTTTTGTATTATATCTATATTAAATAATCAATCACAACACATTAACTAATTTATATATTTAATTTGTTGTTTTTCTATAATTGGATAACTAATTAACTTATGACTATCTAAGTCTTCTTTATTCATATCAATTGCAGTAATTTGACTGTCTTCATATGTTCGATAATAATAGATTCCTTTGTCAACATTGCAACAAGAAGAATAAATTGTATATTCATATTTTCCATCACCAACATCACACAAACCTTTTTGTTGTTCTACTGAACCTAAGATATGGAAAAATTGACTAATACTTTCTGACTCTGAATCTCCAGATACAGAATTCAGCTTCGTAAAAGTCGCTTTAACAAAACGAGATACTGAGGATAAATCTCCAGGCAAGCCTATCCCTCCCATACCGCGGCTATAGGCATTCAAACTTATTTGATTTGAAAAATTATTTTTAGGAGTTTCACTCGATAAGACACGATAATTGTTTAAATTAAATAATTGATAGTCAAATGAAGGATTATTGGTAAGAACGCCCACAGGGTTATCATATATATGAAGTCCATCTTTCATACTTTCAATGACAATTGATTTTTCTTTATCAGCTAATAGCCAATGTAAAGGGGATAAAGGAAGTTCGTCACTATAATTTATATTTGCTAAATTGATATTTTTTAACAATTTTTTAGCTTCTCCTACTGTTGAGCATTGTCCTAAAATCCAAGGAATAAATTCAAAAGGAGATACATTGTCTTTCCCTTCTTGTATTTCTTTATAATCAGCATACCCAGAAAAATTTAGTCCAGCCATACTCAATCCTTTTTCATTTGTCGCATCGTAATAAAGAGGGTAGTCAGCTATACCAGCGGCAATACCAATCATTGCATAATGAGTATCCAAATCATTTACCTTTCGAAAATTCAACTTATAATTTCTTGGAGTAATAGTGACTACTTCATTGTAAGATATTTCATAATCAAAATTCCTTCCAAAATAATGATCACTTGTTACATAAGTAATAGACGTACACATAGTTTATTCCTCCTAAATATTTTTCTGTCCACGTTCATATTACTCCAAAGTTTTCCTCATTCCAAAAGAAAAGCACAGAATACACAAAGAAGCGTTTTTATTTGTATAAACTATATCAAAGTTCTATACTTAAATTATCAAATAAAAAGGACGTGAAGATAAATGTCAAATTTAGAAAACAAAGAAGAAAAAGTTGTAAACAAAATTGTTTCTGTTGTCAATAAACTGGATAAAGAGTTAGACGAACTTGATACGTTATCTGAAAATCCAGAAAAAAAACATAACCTAAAAAAATGGTTAGTTGAACGAAAGGCTATTCATGAAATTAAAAAAGTTCTTCATGAAGCTGATAAATATGAAAAATATGATGAAAAAGAACTTGATAAAGAATTTAAAGAAATCAATGACTTATTACTCTGATCTATTAAACGACTCATTATGAGTCGTTTTTTTATACAAAGAAACTATCTGGAGGTAATCCAAATATAAATATTGATTGTAGTACAAAAAAGAAGCGTCCGAAGACGCTTCGCTGTTTAAATGCGTAAAAAGATTGGGAAATTGATTCATCAGCTATTACGACTATTATTATAATCTCATCCTATAAAAAATCAATACTAAAAAACTATTCTTTCGAGTAGCTCTGAACAGATGTCATCATAACTTATGAAGGAAATAGACATAAGATTGTGTATAAAAAAATAACCACCCGAAGGTGGCTGAAGAAAGCTTTTATTTACATAAATACTCTTCTAAATAATTTTAACACAGAACTAACTTAATTACTATATGTACCCTGTAGGACTCAACCTACGACCGGACGGTTATGAGCCGTCTGCTCTAACCAATTGAGCTAAAGGTACGAGAAGCCATCACAACTACTGCAAACAAAAAGAATGGACATAGACTAGATAATAATGGTTTTCATTCTTTGTTGTGATGGCACATTAATTATTACACATTTAATAGCAAAAAACTAGATTGTACTTATTCTTTGTAAAATATATTATTTTATGCTATTATTTCCAAGTCATAAAAAGAAAAAAGCTTCAGATACTTATCTTTTTGGGGAAAGACTCTAGGGTGAGGGAGTATCTGAAGCTTTTTTCTATGTTTATTATCTCACATAGTTATTTTTTAGTCTATTATTTGCTTAATTTTTTATATTATAATAATTTTATTTGCTCCTTAATTAGTAACAAACTACTCTAAATTGCTAGCAATAATTACGGTATCTAGCTTAAAATAAAAAAACACCTCAAATGAGGTGTTTAAAGTTCAACATTATTTTACAATATTTACTGCTTGAGGGCCACGTTGACCTTCTTCAATATCATAAGTAACTGCTTGGCCTTCATCTAAGGACTTGAAGCCTTCTCCCTGGATCGCTGAGAAATGTGCAAATACGTCATTTCCATCTTCTCCAGTGATAAATCCAAAACCTTTGTCTGAGTTAAACCATTTTACTGTACCGTTATTCATATATATTTCCTCCTGATACGTATATAATACGTGTTTTGTTGCAATTAATATTACTTTGTAAAAGGAGTTTTTATAGTGTGAATATATCGCTAAGATTACGTTTCAAATTAGATTACTTGTTTAGTATAACACGAATGTAATGGTAACACAAGGCTAACACGATTTAATATAAAGAACTATATTTAAGCATTTAGAAGAGTTAATTGCAGAACGAAAATACAAATACAATACTGATTAAAATTAAATAAAAAAACCACCTTTTGGAGGTGGCCCACAAGGGACGGCGTACTTACATTACGCTTAATAATTATTATCGTATTCCTTGTGTCGGCAGTGCGAAATTAATTCGCCTGTAAGTTAATCATAAAGTAACTATCTGCTAAATGCAATAGTTATGCTTAAAAAAATTTAGCTTATTTTTTAAGGCAACCTCATACAAGAATGTTCCGGTATATTTCTCATTTCTCTGTTATCAATCTTGAACGATGTCCATAATCTGTTTGCCAATATATCACTAGCTTGTATCAAATAATTATGTTTAGAATCGCAATAAGACACATTTATTTCTAACTTACCTTTCCAAATAGGTTCATAAAATACACCATAATTAAAATTATGAACGCCATTTTTTAGTTCTTCATATACTGACTCCTCAAAATTATAATAGCCATTACTTGCAGTGGCTTGCTCTGGATAGGCTACAATTAACTAGACAGAAAAATTAAGGTGTGTAGACTAGAAGAAAACATACCAGGAGGAATTTTTATGTCTAAGAGAACACGAAGAACTTTTTCACAAGAATTCAAGCAACAAATCGTCAATCTTTACTTAGCTGGAAAGCCACGTGTAGAAATCATTCGAGAATATGAACTAACGGCTTCAGCATTTGACAAATGGGTAAAGCAATCTAAAACGAGTGGTTCATTCAAAGAAAAAGATAATCTTACGCCTGAACAAAAAGAATTGTTAGAACTACGTAAAAGAAACCAGCAATTAGAAATGGAAAATGATATTTTAAAGCAAGCAGCGCTGATATTCGGACGAAGAGACAAGTAATCGATGCGAATAAGCATCTTTACCCTATATCAGCGATGTGCAGAATATTAGGTCTATCACGTCAGTCCTATTATTATCAATCAAAACCAAAGAAAGACGAATCAGAACTTGAAGAAGTAGTCGCTGAAGAATTTATCCGCAGCCGAAAGGCCTACGGCTCAAGAAAAATAAAAAAAGCCTTATCAAAACGAGGCATTCAGATCAGCCGACGAAAAATTAGTAGAATCATGAAAAATAGAGGATTAAAATCGAGCTATACTGTTGCTTATTTTAAAGTACATCATTCTACTTGCAATGAAGCCAAAACGACAAACGTATTGAATCGTAAATTCTTAAGAGACAACCCATTAGAAGCGATCGTAACAGACTTGACTTATGTACGAGTCGGGAAAAAATGGAATTATGTCTGTTTCATTTTGGATCTGTTCAATCGAGAAATTCTCGGCTATTCTTGTGGAGAACATAAAGATGCCGTTCTAGTAAAAAAAGCATTTAGCCGTATCAAACAACCTCTGACAGAGGTTGAGATTTTTCATACTGATCGTGGAAAAGAGTTTGATAACCAAGCTATTGATGAATTATTAACAACTTTTGACATCAATCGATCATTGAGTCATAAAGGCTGTCCTTTTGATAATGCCGTAGCTGAATCAACTTATAAGTCGTTGAAGGTAGAATTTGTCTATCAATACACATTTGAAACCTTACAACAATTGGATTTGGAGTTATTTGACTATGTCAATTGGTGGAACCACCTTCGGTTGCACGGTACACTTGGCTACGAGACACCGGTTGGTTACCGTAACCAGAGATTGGCGCAGCGAATCCTTGATAATGAGCTCGGATGTGCTAACGCTAGCGAGGCAGTCTAACTTTAACTGTTAGCTCCTGCCGAAGATCGTCACATCCGAGGAGGCTCATTGTCAAGGACAATCGGAATAGCATACGGAAAGAAGTTCTGCACCTTATAAAATTTGTCAAAAAAACTGTTGCCATTCCACTCATCCACACAGATACATAGCTTTAAGTTGTCCTCTGGATTCAATAATCCTCTATTTATCAGCAACTTAATTTTTTCTTTGACCAGTCTTTTTAATACATAATCTTTATATCTGTGTATTGATTTTTTATGATTATTATTTGTCAAATTAAGCGAGACAAAACTTTCCATTTACGTAACTCAAAAAAACTTCTAATGGTGTTTGGTAATTTAGTGATTTTCTAGGGATATGGTTTCTTTTGGACGCAACGGATGAGATGAATCCTTGATTGACTTGGTTGAAGTCCATTTCTTTTGGTAGTCCATCTTTTCGGAGGAGTCCGTTTGAATGTTCATTTAATCCCCGTTGGGAAGGCGTTCCTGGGTCTGCGAAATAAATATCAATATCATTCGTATTACTAATACTTTTCCAATTAGAGAATTCTTTTCCACAATCAAAGGTAATTGATTTGAAAAGATTTTTGGGTACGGATTGAAGCCATTCATTAATCGAATTTTCAATATCAACTGCCTTACGGCCTTCTGGTTTCAAGGCGATAATGGCTTTTGAAAGTCGCTCAACGAGTGTGATGACGGCACTTTTATGGTGGATGCCGACAATCGTATCACCCTCTAAATGTCCAAATTCTTCTTCGAAAACGACATAATCTTTTTTACGTTCAGAAATATTTCTTTTGAATGCCTGTTTTCCACGTTTTTCCTTATAACCATTTGGTTTTCGTTTTCCTTGCATCGGTAAATGTAAAACATTGAATTCTCCCGTCTTAAACCGGCGATAGAGGGTACTTACTGAACAAGAGAAGGTTCGCTCTGCACGGCCAATAATGACGTCTGGGGTCCAACCTTCAGTTGATCTTTTTGCAATATATTCTTTTTCCTCAGCAGGAAAAATGATTTCGGTTCTCCCACAACGTCGCTTATTTTCTTTGTATTGTTCAAAGTATTCAAGTGCTGTTCCACCACATTTGAGAAAGTTATAGACATTGTAAATTGTTTGGCGTCCACGTTTAAGCTGCTTCGCAACGATAGCAACCGGAGTTTCTTGATGAAAATATGCTTCTATCATTACAAGCTCGTTTGGTGTAAGATGGGTATAAGTCATTTATGTTCACTCTCCTTGTATGCTTTAGCGGGTATTACAATTTGAGTGTAACATAAATGGCTTTTTTATTTGTCTCGCTTAATTATACAAACGGCGGATCTAAAATATTTGACTGTACCCTTTTGATATCAACTGTTAATCCCATACTATGTTCGTTTTTTAAAACCCTGTATAATTCGTATTTTTCACTTTTATCTAAATAACAAGCTTTTAATTCTTCTCTGTTACCTCGTTTGGTTTGGATTCGTTGAACCACTTTTTTATATTTTCTTTTTGCAATTTCTTTATTATCCTTGCCAATGAATGCGTATCCAGCGTAGACAAAAAATCTATTAGGTGCATTCCTATGCAAGACGCCTGAATCATCAAAAAATAAATGTAATTCTTCCAACAGCCGCTTCTCCGATCATTTGTTATAAATATATGTTAATTTTACATCTTAGCCGTCTTTATAACAATAACTAAAATTGCAGATGTAGCCTAATTATATGTACTGCCCCTCAACGAGGGGCCATTTTTTATCGTTGCGGAATATTTAAATACCAGCGTTTATCATGAAAATCTTGTGCTCCGCCTTTAGTGTTCCCTTCTGGATCATTCGTTGCCCGCATCATTACATAGACTTTCTTATTAGGAAAATTACGCATATTGAAAGATACATGATAACCAACATTTCCAGAAGTATTATAAGCTTGGTTTACATCTGGTCTATAAATTCCATCAGCTCTTACTCGAGCTAATTCTTTCCCAGTATTGTAATCCATAATGAAGATATACTCGTATTTATAGTTAGCAATATGCCATCCAGCTACATGCAAGTTTGCGTTTTCGATTTCTCCGAACTGATCAATGTGGGCGTAATTTGTTCCATCTGTCAGCGTAGAATTTGCAGCACCTGCTCGAGTTGGATCAATTACTGGTTTATCATCTGAAGTAGTTGGATTTTCATCGGTAAATCCATGAGCTAAATCATATGCTAATTTTTCTTTACTTACGCCCATTTCAGAAAGATAACCGTAAGGATCTGTATGATCGCCCCAAATATTTTGCGTTACCCATAAATGCGATTTGATTCCTGGTTGGTTATAAGGCGTGTCCAATGTTAATGGAATACCATATTTTATTGCTGAATCTCTAGCTAATTCAACGTATGCCTTGTAGTTTTTCTCAAACGTTGCTTTATCATGTGTGTGTTGTAACTCAATCTGCACGGGACTGTTAGCATTAGCATACGAACCAGCACCGTACTGTACATAACCAGGTTGACCGACTTGATAAACAATTCCGCCGTCTCCCACAATGTAAGCAGTGTAAGCACTAGTCCATGAACATTGCATATACTGCGCTTCATTGCGTCCTGTTGCTGTTTCATTAGCCGTTTCATGCAGTAAAATATACTGATTATTTGCTACTTGTGAGCTACCTTCATTTACACCTAAATTAAATTCATTGTTGATCGTATAGGCAAATCCATTAATTGGCAATAAAAAAAGAGCCATTAATAGGCTCATCGCAGTAATAGTAATTTTCTTTTTCATTTGTTTCCTCCTATTTTTTCAAATTATAAGCCGACACGCCAGTGATAACGCCTAAAAATGTTGCTACTGCATTGATAGTGAGTACTGTCATATCTGTTCCATTCCATCCATACGCTTTCCCTAACGTGGCTACTAAAACAGATGCAGCTGGTAATACTGTTAAAACTGTCCATTTAATGACTTGATAATACTTATCGGGTAAAATCATTTCTTCTCACCTCCTTTACAATTTAGTCAAGAAATAGCCAATGATCGTAATGCCTAAACCGATCATGTAACCCCACGACCATTTATTATTGGCTTTCATTTCTTTAATATCTTCTGCATTATTAAGCGCAATAGAATATGCCTGATCCGCTCTATCTTTTGCGCTTTCCGCTTTTTCGCGTAATGATTCGTAATTATCCAATTTCGTTTCAATACGCACTAAGCGTTCTACCACGTCTTGTATTGCTTCATCTTTCAAGCAACTAGCCTCCTTTCATTGCAAAATAAAAAACACCCTCAATTGAGCGTGTTGGTAGCAAAATTAAAATTTTATACAGGTTTTATTTCTGATATTTTCAAGGATAATAGTTGCGTATGAAATAGTTTACCTGCTGTATCTAATGCTACAGTAAACTCTACTTTGTCACCTGTAACTAAAGTATGGACGTACTGACCGGCTTGAGCTGTCATATAATTTAAAGCGGCACTACTACCTACGTTAGCAAAGTTGGTATCACTTCCATTTTTTCTAATTTTTACATAAGCGTATTTTATTGTATTATTTCCATGAAGTTTTACAGAGCCTTCAAACAACAAAACACAATTTCTAGTTGCTGTTAATGTGTTTCCATCAGAACTAATAGTATATGGTAAATCACTAGCAGTATGAGCAAAATCCGTAGCTATAAGAGCCCCTATAGGTAGTTTTGTGCCTGTTGGTACGTCTGATAAATCTGTACCTTCACCATAAACGGCAAATAGTGGCATTGATTTACGAATAGTATTGATACTAGACGTATTGGCCCCAATCTTTGTTGTGTTATCTAAAATGTTATTACTATTTGTAGAAACTCGTTTTTCTAAGGTATTAATAACCGTTAATAAGTTCGAGTTAACTTGTGCTACTTTCCCATCGGTATAATTGTTTGCTTTGCCTGTGATTTCAGCAACCTTGATATCTGTAGCTAGGTTATTCTCAACATAGCTAGGTTCTATATCCCATACATAATCATATGGGTTATTAGAATCACGCATACCAGTACCACGATATTTATATTCACTAATATTCGGGGTTCGGGTGTTGCCTTTTTCGATCTTGAGCCAGTCAATTTGGCATGCGCCAACGCTAGTGTTTGGAAGTTGATATACATCTAAAACATCAGTTATGCCACCGTCAATATGAGCTTGTGTTACTTTAAATGTTAATTGCCAAACATCAGTTAAACCTTCTACAGGTTTCATATTACCAACACCCATAGCGCCAGCTAATAGATAAACACCAAATTGTTGAGTAGCTGGTTTAGTTGCCTTCATGGTAATTGTGTAGGTTTGGTTTAGTTGATATTTTTCAGTATTTTTACCACGGTATATATTATATGAACTAATTTTAATAGGAAAGGTTTTTGTAGGGTCCGCAATATTCTCACCCAAATGAGCTTTGCCTAGCCAGTAAGGGTCATCAAGTAAATTGGGCTGGTATGGTGTGGCAGTTGAGCCTTCTTCAATCTTAATATCATTTTTTACATACCATTTACCTGTAACACTCTTATCTTCATATACATGTAAATATGTGTAGTCCACATTTTTAATATCCGTAGGCATTGTAAACGTTACAAAAACTCGCTGGTATTGATTAACCATAGTAGTATTAGGTCTTATTATATTAGGACGCACATCTTTGCCATCTGCATGTATCACAAAATGTATAGCAGAGTTATTATAACTACTATCCCCACCAGAGTTAAATTCTTCATCAACCATCATAGTCACACTCATTGTGTATTTTTTACCACCCTGTAATTGAGTGAGCCTAGGAACATAAGTATTTCTTCCTACATTGGCGGCGGATGGGTCTGTTGCGTCTATAATAATATAATTATCAAATATTTTTGTATATGGGTTTGGTTGTGAAATACCACTAGCCCATTTACTCCAAGAATCTGAATTAACGTTCTTCATTAAATTCGGATTCCCCGAATAATCATAGTCCCCGAAGTCGATGCTGTTACTGTACATCACTTGCAAGTTACCTAATTTAGAAATTTCTTCTTTCAGAGCATCTAACTTGTCTTGTAGTGTTTTGGCTTGACCAGTTAAATCAGTAATCTGTTTATTTAAGCTATCCACTCTACCTTTAATTTCAGCCATAAAAGTATCAAAAGTTTCATTATACTTTCGAATCAACTCTTCCAATTGCGAAACGTATTCATCGGCTTGGCCTTGCGAAATGTCAGACACTCCTAGTGAGAAAAAAATGATATCTTGCGTCGTTAAAATTTGATTATCTTTTCTATATTCTACGTAGCAGTGTTTATAGTATCCTGCTTCACTCATAAATGTTCCATCAAGAGAAAATGTGACTTCTTCGCTAGTTATACTAGTAGCGACACTATCTACGTAACGGTTATATGGTGTTGTTCCTTTTAATGTAAAGGTTCCGCCACTCGTATCCATCTGCAAGCCATTTAAAAACGGTTTAACAGTCACCGTAATTCCTTTGTCACCTTGACGAGCCATAATAGCTTTGGTGTAGTTTAATTCTTTGCTGAAATCTAAAGCCAAATTATATAAACTGCTAGCCATTTATATACCTCCTTGTCTTCGTTTTAAAAACGTTTTTGGTCAAGCACTGTGCTATCATATGCTGTATCCTCTTTTAATCTAACATCTTCATACCCTAGTCGATGTGCCACTAAATTCCATCTAACCAATACGTTTGGCTTACTAGTTTCAATGATGAAATGGTCAATATCTTCATGAGTAACAGCACACAAAACTAGCTCTGTAGGTGTCACATGTGTCATATATCGACTTAGATTTACTGTCTCGGCAAACATAGGATCAATATCAACACGAACTTTACCATCATCACCTGTAACGGCTTCCCCATAATCAGCGAAATAATATTCTGGAGTTTCATAAGCGTTTAATAGTCGTTGTCCATAATGTTCTGTTGGTACGGTTGAGTTTTTAGTACCTCTAACAGTAAAATCTTTATATACTTGTACCGTTGATTGTTCAAACCTAGCAAGTTTTCCATCTTCCCATGAACCAAAAAAACAACCTGGTAACGTTAGCATACCATCACTAGTAAATTTCATAGTCCTACCAGCTACTTTAAACTCCCATGAACTGCCCGCACTACCATTAATGCTTAAAGAACTACCATCGCCATCAGTTATATAACTAGCATTGCTATACCTGAAATTGGGCGCACCAAAAGATAAAAACGGTTTGTTATTACCATTATCCCACGTACTAAAAACCAAATTCCCCTGTGGATTTCTAATCATGAAACCACCACCAGTTTTCATGGTGTATGATACAATACCTGCATCAGCACTTACATAATCACGTGCTTCTAGCTCCATAATATCTTTGTTAACTTTTTTTGAATACCAAGTCATTTTGCCATTAGCAATACTTGTTCTATAATCAGCACCATCACTAATTAATGTAGTACCTCTAATAGTAATCCCTACTATCTCACCAGCTGTAATAAACGAGGCATTGAATCCGCCATCTAACGTCCATGCAGTGTCATACGTTCCATTAATGCCAGTTTTAGAGAAACCAATACCAGCGTTGTTGATTTGTAAAACGTTCCGTGCAGTATTCTTATCTGGCGTGTCCATAATCAAAATACGACTAGGTGCTTCTTTAGGATCTAATAAAACATACCCACCATCTTGGCCAGTAATTATATCAGTTTGATGATCTACAATATCATTGATTAAATCACTGATTTCGCCACCATTTTTCAATTGATCAATGGCATCATTAATCAAATTGCTTACATTATTCTCTGTATTTTCTAAGAAGTTTGTTTTGACGTTCCCTACAACTAATTTATCGTATGAATTAGTTAAAACATTAAACGTATATTCCACGATTCTTGCTGACATATTCACTTTTAACTGTGGATGATACACATCTACTCCGTCACCCATCGAAACTTTTTCTAGATCAACAAATTTTTCATAGCCTCTTTGATGCCTCAATGGTACTAATTCAATCGAACCACTCACTTGTGGTTTTTGTTTATCTATGTTTGTTTTCAACCAGTCTTTAGCAGCTTCCCTTAATGTGGCTACATCAGTTGCTTTGTCTTTAAAATCAACAAAAGAAACATATCCAGCAGGATAATCATCTACGTAATCCGTGAAAATAACTTCTTCTGGTAGAGTGATCTCGTCTTCTCCTTCTGACGAACTGCTAATGAATGGATAAACTCCAACTAAAACACTTTGAGCATCTATCTCTAAGTCAAGACCAGTTAAGTTTTTAGTATAAATCGCTTTGATTTTATGATCCGTACCTAACCTTTTTTCATGACGTAATGTGTTATTATCTTTTAGAAACTCACCATGAAATCGATCTAGAATAGATCCCTCTTTTCCACCAAAGAATTCTAAAAAATTCGCCTTTTCTATCTTCACATTAGCAAGCGTATCTACTAACGATGAGAAAGAAAACTGCGAAGGAATAGCTGGTTTCGCTAAAGTTTTTGCGTTTTGCCATACCTGAGTAGCAGTGATCTTTTCTGTTCCGCTGTCATATTTATTCAACACCGATTTTCTTATATCATTGAAAATAGGTTCAGCTTTTACTTCTATCGTATTTCCTATTACAGAAGTCTTTGCATAATAAATCCGTAGACGTTGTTTTGCTCGATTTTCATCTACATAACACTGAATTATACGTCCTTCTACAATCAAATCTGCATTAGTTCCGCTTATTGGATAAGTACCCTGAAATATCTCGGCTCCGTTTAGTTTATTGCTAACAGTAGCTGTTAACCAGTCTGATAAAGCACCTAACCCTTGTGTATCATATAAATGTTCAGTTAAATTATTCGCGTCATTTTTATCGTAAATAGTTATTAAATTATCGATCATCTATTTCACCTACCTTAACCCATTACGATAAATTTGTATTTTGCTCAAACCAGTGCAATTAAAATGATTAATATCCACTTGCAATGTCGGATATTGCATGGTCTTCATTTTGTTGGACCGATCTAAAATATCTCCGTCCGATTGCTCTTCGTAGCAAAGCATCAAATCACTATCAATGACTACGTCAGTTCCTACTACTAAGCCTTCGAAACTAAACACATAATCATTTAAGATGAACTGGCATGAAGTAGCTGAAGGAGTGATGATAATCTTTGGAAAACTTTCTTCTAAACTATTATTCAGCAAGTTAAATGACTGTGGTTTATCTACGGTTATTGGTACGTCTTCTTGAACTCTTGCGAATGGTTTCGCAGTGATATTCACATCGAACTCTCCCCATTCAACGATATCGTTTTCTGCATCCCCAATATCGATAGTCTGGATAACATAATAGACGTTGGGATCATCAGAGAATTCTAATTTCTTTGCATAATTTAACCAATGACGCATGATATAAAACGATTGCTTGAACGCTTGATGGTCTTCCACATCCTCTAAATAGTTATAGTGCAATGTAAACGACATGTCTTCAAACGAGTAATCTTGTACTAAGCCACCTAACCTTCCTAAAACAGAAGTTTCAACTCTCTGCCTTTTTGGAGAAGGTATGGTTGGTCTTTCAGCTAAAGCCAATTTATGCAAATAATCAGGAAATCCATCGATTATAGAATGTATACAATCAGTCATTTTTTCACATCCTTTTTAATACGCCGATTGTAAAATTAAGCTAGACAACTAAAAAAGTCATTTGTGCTACACTCAAAATAGTTCCGACCAAAGAATTATAAGGAGTGAGTACAAATGACCTATACCCATCTTACAACGGATGAACTTGTAATAATAGAGTCTTATTTCAAAATGAATCAATCTGTTGCTAAAACTGCCCATTGCTTGAATCGTTCAAGACAAACGATCCATAAAGTATATCTGTTCTTCAAGCAAGGAAAATCAGCCTTAGAATATTATCAACAGTATAAGAAAAACAAATCAAACTGTGGTAGACGTCCGCTTGTTTTACCCGAGGAACAATCAGAATATATTCAAAGAAAGGTTGTTCAAGGATGGACACCCGATGTGATTGTTGGTCGTGCAGCGTTTCCTATTAGTTGTTCTGCTCGTACCATTTATCGTATGTTCAAAAAGGGGCTATTTGATTCTTCTGACTTACCGATGAAAGGCAAGCGTAAACCGAATGGACATCAAGAAAGACGTGGAAAACAAACTTTCCGCCGCTCTATTCATGAACGTGAAAAGGATTATAGCCAATTCTCAAATGAGTTTGGTCACCTTGAAGGTGACACTATCGTAGGTCTGAAACATAAAAGTGCTGTAATTACCTTAGTTGAACGATTATCAAAAGTTATCATCACATTGAAACCGTGTGGTAGACAAGCGATTGATATTGAAAAAAAATTAAATCAATGGTTTGAATCTGTACCGAAAAACCTATTCAAATCCATCACTTTTGATTGTGGAAAGGAATTTTCAAATTGGAAACAGATCAGTAATGTCAATGATATTGCCATTTATTTCGCTGATCCAGGAACGCCGTCTCAAAGAGGCCTAAACGAGAATTCTAACGGATTGTTACGTAGAGATGGTTTATTGAAATCTATGGATTTCAATTCAGTAGATGAATTTTTTATTCAATCTGTCGCATCTAAACGAAATAATATTCCTAGAAAATCACTGGATTATCGAACACCTTTGGAAGTATTTTTGAGTTACGTAAGTATTGATGAGCTGTCTAACTTAATTTGACAATTAAGAATACTAAAAAAACAGGAGAAATACTCTCCTGTTTAACGCCATGCCGAAGCATTATCATTTTGAACTTTTGTAATGCTATCAATGATTTGTTGAGTTGTTTGCTTCATAGTAACTTCATCTGCGTTACCATCAATTGTGAAATTGAATTCGTAGTTGTTCACAGGTTGAATCGTTTGTGCCCTAGATGAAACTGATGTGCTACTCAAGATACGATCACCAATTTCTTGCAGCACAGATCTTTTCAAAGGTAAAACTGCTTCAGGTCCTGCTTCACCGACACCGATAATATTCGGAGAATTAAACACACTACCTTTCGCATACCAATCAACACCCAACGTTGGGATTTTTCCCTTCAATGGATTGAATTCCCCACTCAATTTAAAATGTGGTAACGGAATATGTGGTATCGAAATATTCAGATTATCAAAGATGCCACTGATTTTATCTCTAATCCAATCAATCGGAGCGCTAACAGTCTTTTTGATACCTTCCCAAATGTTAGCAATTGTACTTTTAACATTATTGAATATGTCGGAAACAATACCTGTTAGATTGGACCAACCGCTTGAAATTGCATTTTTTCCATCGTTTACTTTAGAGCTAATAGTGCTTGTAATTCCATTCCAAAGATTCAAAGCAGTGTTTTTGATACCGTTCCAAATTCCGCTGATCCACGAAGATATACTATTCCAAACACTTTGAATGGCACTTTTAGCTGCGTTTATAGCATTGCTTATACTACTAGTCACACTATTCCAGATATTTGATGCTGTAGAGCTGATTGAATTCCAAATTCCACCTAACCAACTAGATACAGTTGACCAAATATTTTGAATTACTGTAGCAGCTGCTTGTACCAAGCTAGTGATTGTATTCTTGATACTGTTCCAAATACTAGAAGCTGTTGCACTAATTGAATTCCAAATATTTGAAGCCGTAGTACTAATAGATGTCCATATACCATTCCACCATGCCACTACTGGATCAAATATAGTATGGAATGTAGTTACAATTCCGTTCCAAGCGATGCTTATCCATTGTGTCATAGTATCCCAAATATTTTTAAGGAAATCAGAAATAGGTGTCCAAACAGCTTGCCAAGCTGTGCCTAATAACTGTCCAGCTACATCAAAAATACCCACGATAATATTAATACCAGCTTGAATCAATGACGTTATTAATGTCCATGGTATTTGAACAATTCCTACAATGTCTGCCCAAATAATCGACCATACTTCTTTGACTCCGTTCCAAATATTTGAAACCCAATCAACGAATGTTTGCCAAGTTTCTTGGACTCCTTGCCAGATGTTGGAAGCTCCTTCAACTAATCCGCTCCATAGCTCTCCAAACCAATCAGAAACTCCTTGCCAAATATCTTGAACCCAATCTACAAATCCAGACCAGGTTTCTTTAACTCCATCCCAAACTGATGAGGCACCTTCTTTTATACTTTCCCAAGTACCACCCAACCAATCAGTGAATTTACTCCATATTCCCTTAAACCAGTCAGTAATTGCACCCCAGTTTTTTATAATTGCTATAACTCCAGCAATAGCAGTAATAACTGCTCCTATTATTAATGTAGTAGGACCACCTAGAGCCATGAAGCCAACTATTATTGGCATTAATAAAGTAAATGCAGCAGTCAATCCGCCAATTGCTACGGCATAATCCTGTACTGGTTGTGGAAGATTATTAAACGCATCAGCCATCTTTCCTAGAAAATCAATTACTGGTTCGAGTGCATCTATGATTGTGTTGCCTATAGGAGCTAATGAATCCTTTAATTCAGCTATTTTCCCGTTCAACTCTTGCAACGGAGTAGTAGAATCTTCATTCATTTTTTGTGCAGATCCACTAACATCATCAAATGTATGGTTAACATCAGTTAAAGATTGGACAACTTTCATCGCATTATCTTCGCCAAGCGCAGACCAAATTGTCGAAGCTTTATTTAATTGGTCGTATTGACCATCCATATTGCTAAAATCTTGAATCATGGAATTAATAACGTCTTTTTGTGTTCCTCCGCCATTTTTCCACTCTTCAAAAGCTTTTCTAGTACTTTCACTAAACATATCCATGTTTTGCTCAAATCGACCATCTGTTAACGATATTCCCATTTCCTTAACTAAGTCATTGACTTTATCAAGGTTATAAGCACCCGCATCTAAACCATTTTGAAGCATTCCGAACGTTTCATCAGCTGAATATCCCATTTGACTCCATAATTGGCTATATTCTGCCATATTGTCGCCTAATTCGTGCGTTTTATCTAAACCGTTTTGAGTACCCGAAACCATTAAATCCATTGCATCTTGAGCGCTCAAGCCGAAATTGATCATTAAGCCATTTACACCACGTAACGTTTCATCCATATCAGCGCCCATGGTGTTTTCTAGGACCATAGCTTGTTCCGTGATATTTTGTAAATCTTGATTATTTAAATCGTCTAAATTACGCTTTACCAAAATCAATGCATCTGTGGACTGATCTAACGATTCTCCAAAACCTTTATAATAAATGTCTCTGGCTACATTCGTTAATTCTTCAGCCTCTTGTTTAGCCAAACCAAAATTAGCTTGTATCTTACTTTGGGAACTACCTACACTGTTAGCTGAGTCCACTGCTTGTTTCCCTAATTCTGTAAGCTTATCGCCAATGTCGCTTAAAACGTCAGAAGCTTCCATTAAATTATTCATATCTATTTTGCTTCCGATATCGTCCAAGTTAGTTGTATCTACATTTTTAGCAGCTTGTCCTAACTCTTCAAATTCACGTTCAGCATCATTAAGCTTCGCTTCCATCTGCATTGCTTCTGTGGATGTAGCGCCAAATTCAGACTGTGTAGCTTCTAACTGTCGTCTTAGGATATCTATCGTTTTCTCCGCATTTTCAGATTGTTGAGAAACAAATTCTTGGGCTTTCGCTAATTTCTCGGATTCAGAAGCTGATTGACCAGCAGTTGCTTGCCATTTTTTATATTCTGATTCAATCAGAGAAGCACTAGCTTGAACATTTTTCTGTTCACTGTCCAACTGTTGCATTGTAGACTCGTACGTCTGTATTTCGCCTTTTGCTTGAGCTAGTGCATTACTCGTTTTATCAATTTCGTTTGACAAACGTTGTTGTGCTGTTTGTTGATTAATCAGTTCTCTTTCAAGTTTCTGAACTTCGGTGGAATTTTCTCCATAATATTTTTTGGCATTGGCTAAACGTTGACTAGTTACTTCAACTTTTTGACTTTGTAATTCATACTGCTTTTCTAAAGAAGATAATTTACTTCCTAACTTGTCTGATTCAGAACCAGTCTGTTGCAATTGAGCTTGTTCTAGTTTTAATTCTGCTCTATTTTTAGTTAATTCAGCACTGATTTCTTTTAACGTAGATTTCAATCCGTCATCGTTAGCTATGAAAGTTACTTCTGCTTCTGTTCTCTTTTTAGCCATTTTTTACCTCCTTTCTTTAGTTTTTATGGGATTGGTTTATTGCATAGTTTTTCCATCCTTCATAAGCACTCTTGTTGTAAGCCATTTGCAAAATGTCATCTAAACAGATATCGCTTAAAACCAAATCTGAAGGCATAGAAAAAACGTCGGTCAACATCGAATAGACATCGACCCACGTTTCAACTAAGAGCTTTGGCATTTTTATTTTTGAAGCTTTTTTTCCTTATTTGCTTTTTCGAATTCTTTTTGATAGGCATCTCGTGCTTGTTTGAACATCATCAATTGATAAATATAGCTGGCAGTAGCCATATCAAAATCCCATTTATCGATAAATTCATCGAATGAAATATAATCAGTCATGTTCGCTTGGCGGTAAGCAATATACACAGCCTTTGCACCTTGAATAACAGAAATATCCATGGATCCTTTTCCCACAGTCATTTTTGCAAACTCGTCTGTGTTAAAATCTCTATTGATCATCAATAATTTCTTGATATTCAGTTTAGGTTCTAAATTCAAAATTGTTCCATCGTTTAGTTCAATTTTTGAGTAATCTTCGTTCATTTTGCTACCTCCGTTTTATGTTTAAGCTTGAGTCGTTGTAGTAGTGGTTGTTGAACTCTTTTTAATCACATCAGCAGATAGATTCGTCATCCATTGATCTGTTAAGTCTTCTTCAAGTTCTGCAACAATTGCTTCATGATAGAATTTACCAAATTCATCTTGCATAACTTTTGTTTCTAGTTCTAAAGCAGCTACTTCATCCGCACCATTTTCAATAGAGAATGTTAATCCTGTATTCGAAGTGCATGCTAACATACCAACTAACTTGCTATTTTCTTCGAAGTCATCCACGATCTCTGCAGCAAGTGAGAAATCTTCGCCTACGGAATCAGGACCGTAAGAGTAAATGCCTGGTTTAATACGTTCATCTTGTTTCAACCCATTGAAACGTCGATAAACTTCCATCGGTACATGTGCAGTAATTGTTACCGTCATATTGATTGGTTTAGATTTTGATTTTACTTCTGTCGCTCCACATTTTTTAACCACCGTTTGCATTTCTGTTTCGCCATCTAATTGTCCGTTACAATCTGTTGCGATTGCATTTTCTGCATTCTTAAAATTAAAAGCAATTCGTTTGATACTCACGTTATCGAACGTTGTTACTACAGTTGTTGTTTTAGCCATTGTTGTTCCTCCTATTTATTTAATTTATCGAATTGACGAATCAGAAGTTCTGTAATTGGATCAAGTGCAAGACCTAATCCTCTTCTCATGAATTCGTCTGGCTGATTTCTTTTAGAAGTACCTATCCCCAAATCAGGATATTTTAAATACTCAAATTTTCTTGTAGGTCTAATGATGAAACCCAAATTAATATATTGAGTCTTAAGTGGACGACTATTTTTTGCGTGTTGGTGTCCTCTTCTTAAATCTGCTTCAGAAACAGGAATTTTTTCTGTAATCCTATCCACTGCAATAGCCGAACCCTTCGATTTCAATGCTTCATTGATCAGTCGTTCACTCTCGCTTGAATAGCGTTCCATCCGCACAAGAAGTTCATCATGCCCATTTATTTTTAGCTCCCAACTATTTTTAGCCATGACAATCACTCTTCAATAATCGTCTAAACGTAAATACCAATTGATCGATATAGCGATCTTGATTTTCTAGTTTTAAATGGTTGGGATCCATTCTCTGAAAACGAATCGAACGATTTTGAATCAATGAAATAATATCTAGTGAATCTCCTGTTAAATCTTCTCTATTTTCTGAATAGAAAGTTAGATATAGATTTTGACCCACGCTATATTTTGGTTCAGTGATCATTTCTATTTCTCCTGTTTCGAGAATGAAGTAATTAAAATCATCAGGTAGCTCATCCTCGCCAACAGAGTCTTGAAAGAGTTTGAGCTTAAAATGTTCTTCTAAGGAAGTTTTGATAGCAGAAATTTGCTTATTTAAACGTTCTTTTTCTTTAGAATTATCAATAACCATATTCACCCACACTTTCAAGATAAAAATAGATATAAAAATTATCGTAATCGGCATAGATAACGTTGTAACGCATACTATCGATTACGATAAAATATTGATCTTTATTAAATTTCTTGGCGATCGGATGAAATGGAGTCTTTACTTTCTTAGTTAATTTCGATCCCATCGCATCCATAGCTGTTATATCACTATCTCTCATGGAAAGATTTCTAAATTTTAAAGAAGTGATTTCTGTATCTTCTACACCAATCTTTTTTCCTAGTTCATTTCTTTTGGTAGTTTGCGTCAAAATCTTTAACCAACCATCGTTGAATGTTTCTTCGAGTCTACGATTATTCGCCATTCCCATCACCTGCAATATATTCTTGTAGCGCATAATGTTGAATGAAACCTAATAACTCACTAGCGAAATTTTGTTCAAACTCATCTAAAGCACGATTCCAGTCGTATCTACATCTTTCGATTAGCAATCCGTATTCTAAGCTTTCAGGAGAAAAAGAAAGTGTTGTACTCACTTTACTTTGAAGATAAACAGCATTTTTAGCTATCATCTTTTTAATTGACTCATCTTCTTCGTTCCAGGTAACGTAAATATTATCCTTCACAGCTATTAGCAATTCTTCAGTCACTTGTTCAGGCGTCATCTAACCACCGCCTTAATTGCTTTAACATATGCGTAAGAGCATTTTTTCTTGTTTACAAATGATAAATCTTCATCAAAAGGCGTGGAAGTAACGTATCTCCCTTTGAAAAATAAATCTTCATCATTTGTTGTTACTCCAGCGTTATGCAAGATTTTTACTTCTTTAAATTTTTCTATTGGATCAGTAGCAAAACAAAAGTTTAATTCCTCGTGAACTTTAGGACCAATATTGAAATACATCATGTTCCAAAGCTGTGCCCACATCTCGGCTGTCCAAATCTGTACATTTGTTTTTTGCCCTCTAAGGTAGCGATATAGCCGATTAGAATCCAGATAAACCTTTTTCCAATAATTCGCTTTAGGACGGTTAATAACCCACTGTGCGCCTCCTGAATTAGTGTTTATAGTTTCCAAAGATTCTACTCTAACATTTACAATATTTGCCATATCTTTTAGAATATTTTCTCCGTTTTCACAGCTTCTAATATAATCAAGACTTAGATAACTACAGCAGTCGCTACAATACCAAACATCATCTTTAGAAGGCAATTTGCGCAAATTAATTCTTTTATTGAAAATGACATCCGAATCGATATAGAAATATCGGTCGTCCTCACGCGAATGATCTTCTTCTAAATATTTCCACCATAAATATGGTTTAATCGAAGGAATATACTCTTTGTCGTCCCGCAGATCATCGTACACATGAACTTCAACGCCATATTCCTTCTCAAAAAAAATAGGAATCTGATCATCGTGTCTGCTGAAAAGCAATACGATATCTTTGATTCCTAGTTTCTTCAGATTAGTTAAACAAACTTCAAGCTCCCATTTAAACCGATTGATTGCCGGCTGACAAAGAATATACTTCATTCTGATCACCTACGCTTGTGTTGTAGTTGTTGTGGTTGTTGGTTTTGTAGTTGTAGTAGTAGTTCCCAAAGCGCTAATATCTAATACAATGAAACTATCATTACGTTTAGGTTGTCCGTTTGCATATTGTTTAGCTAGATAAATGCGTTCGTCTTCAACAAAATGGTATTCATCTGAAGCTTCAATTTTTAGCGTAGATCCTACACCCATGAAGTAATCTGAAGCTACCCCAATAACTGCTTTTCCTTCTGGCACAGCTGTTGACTGCAAGTCTGAAACTGGTACTGGCAATACTTGTACATATTCTCCATTAGCAGTTAGTACGGTTTTAGCTGGGAAAACTTTAGACCAGTAATCTGTTGGATTCACAATTAGGACCACATCAGAAGGATTTACATTACGATAAATCGGATCATCTACGCCTTCGATATTGAATTTTGATAGTCGTGCCATCAAACCGCCCATAGTTGCAGCATCTAAAGCTGTAATAGGTTCTGCTGTTTTTTCAGCATATTCTCCGCTAGTTTGTTTGCTCATATCACGCATCATTCCGACTGGCATATCTTTACCAGTACCATCAACGATTGCTTGTTCTAATGCAATTCTCAATGATTCTACTAAAACAGTACGGACATAACGATCTAACCATACTGGACCTAAGTCAAGCATTGCCTTACATACAGGAATATAACCTGATAGCTTGAACTGCTTCATGTTAATTACGTCAAAGCCATTATCTAAAACTTTTTTAACAGCTTCGCAAAGTTTACCCCACCATGCTGGATTGACTCCACGTGACACAATCCATTCTGTTACACCAGTTGTGTTAACAAAAGTAATTTTTTGCAATAGTGGATGAGATTGTTCTAGATCTTCAAATACGCGTTCAAATACAGTAGCTGGTACTAATTCTTCAACTCCTGCAAAACCTTCGTTATTCACTACTTCGTTATAGAATTTTGTTTCTTGTGTAGTTAGTACACGCTGACCACGGTTCATTAATACTAATTGATCTTGATTTTTTGCTGTTGCTTCTTCTAAAATTTTATCCTGAATTTCCTTAGATAAACTTACCATAGCTGCGCTAAAAGATTCTTCGTTACCATCTTTAAAAGCTTTCATCAATTGATCGCTTGCAGCTGTTACACCTTTTAAATTTTTAACTGTCATTATTTTGCATCTCCTTGTCCAAATGTTTTATTTAATGCTGCTGTAAATGCAGCAATTTTTTCTGCTCTTTTTTCTTCAACGTCATTCAAAATTTCTTCAACGCTTTGTTCTTTCTTAGCTTCAGTACCTGCGCTATTTTCTGCATCGATAATTTCATCGACCAATCCATAACTCAAAGCTGTTTCTGCATCCATAAACGATTCTTTTTCAAGAAGTTCTTGCAATGCTTCATCTGTACCGTTGAATCGTGTTTTATATGAAGCCTTTACCGATTTATCAATTGATTCCAATTGATCAGCAATCGTGCGGAAGTCATCGACATTTCCTTCTCCATATGTGGAAGCGCGGTGAATCATCAATTGTGCATTGTTGTAAATTTTTATAGTATCGCCAGCCATTGCGATAATTGAAGCAGCACTAGCGGCTAAGCCGTTAATCACAACGTTAACTTTTGCTTTATTTGACTTAAGTAAGTTCCCAATAGCAATCCCTTGAAATACGTCTCCACCGTTTGAATTAATCACTACTTCAATTTCTTCTTGATCACCTAGACTATCCAAAATATTTTTGATTCCCTTATCAGTATTCCCTTCAAAGAACCAACTAGAGCCAATAAATCCCTGAATAAAAATTTGCGGTACTGTTCCTTCATTCTTTACCGCTAGAAATGTTTTCATTGTCGTCATTCGCCTCACCTCCTTTCGATACTTGTTGGTTGTTTTTAGTTATAAATATTTCATCTGCCATCGCCTTATCAGAGCGATCATTTCCAACGCGTTCTCTTCCTTCGTTGATTGTAAATACCCCATTTCTAATGCCTACATCAATAGCGTCAACCAAATCTTTGAAGCTAGTAATCTTGATCATAGTTGTATCAACACGTACAAAATTCCCTGACAAGTATTCTTCTGCTTCATAGAGACTAGCGTTAAACGCATCCTGAATAAGTTCAGCAATTGGAATGATTTCGAACATTAAAAAAGCGTCCACTTGATCCGATAACCCACTCATGTCTCCCTTTAGTAGGTTTTTCGGAACGTGAAACGCTGCTGCTGTCATCTCAAAGATGTCGTCTATTAAGTTTTTTATATCTCTTGAATTGCTTTGGAAGTTTCCGCTGAAATCTTCTAAATTGAATCCTTCTTGTAGTTGGAATACTGCCCCTGCATTGTCCGCTTCCATGAATGGTTTGAACTGCGATGTCATCATTTTATTGATTTGGTCTTGTGTTGTATTGTCTTGCGGTCGGAATAAATTCCCTTTCAGTACGTATCTACGAGCGTTAGAACGCTTGTAAACATTCATGGCACTAGAAATGAGTTTCCCATACGCTTGATAATACGCATCGACTAGTTGCCTAATTTGTTGATCTGCGTATTTTATATAGATAACATCACTTTCTAGAAATTCTCTATCAAGGACTATGTTGTTAATTTGCACTTGAGAAAACACATCATCTTTTAATGCATACTCTGTGATATCCCAACTATCCGCAATAAATATTTCGCTAGAATTATTAGACGGAGAAACGATCAATACTTCATTGTAGAATATTAATCTCCTGATCAGTTTTTTTCTAAATTCTGTTGCATTATTTTTCTTATTAGGAGCTACATTTAGCCTATAGTAAAGATCATTCTTTTTATTTTTTCCATCTTCATATGACTTGAATTCCGCTTTGCTCATCGCATTTGCAATCAAATCAATACAAGTTTCAATTGCAAATTTTCGATACACAAAATCAACTTGCAATTTACAAAAATATTCTTCTAAAGGAACTGTTGCTTTTTTTGTGAAGTATCCTACCGCCTTTTGAAAAATCCCCACTTTCTCACCTCCTTTCAAGTTAGAATACTAGAGGAGTAAATCCAGTTCCTGTATTTTCTACTGAGCTATTTGTGACTGTTACAGGAGCAGAATCATAAATATCATCTAAAAAATTCAAACCATGAAGGAATGAAAAAAAGCCATCCGTTTTTCTAGTTTCAGGTTCTATTTTTTCATAGCGTATATTTCCATTAGAAATATGCTCTTCATATACATTCATGCAATACCAACGCATAATCGCATCGTCACCAAAAAATAAACGTTGATTAATAAAAAGGTCATCAACCAGATCTTTTAACATACCATGTGTAACAGATCCGCTTCGAACAATTTCCACAGTAAAACCTGCTTCTTCTAAAGCGGGCTTCAATATTTTTGCACGGTACATATCCATAGCGATTTTTTTAATATAATATTTATTACTCATTTCAAGAAACCAACCTACAATATAATCAGCTTCTATATTTTTCCCATGAACGATTTGTGATTTTCCTTGATCTATAGAAATATCTATAACCTCTCGTTTTATGTTCTGTAATCGAAGAGCTGATTCGTGGATAAAAGTATGTTGGGTAAAATACACATCTTTATCATATTTTCCTAGCAACCCAACACTGGCAAAATCTCGTCTATCAGCAAAATCGACTGTTCCTATCACTTCATCCATTTTTTCAGGAAATTCTTTTTCTTTCGTATGCAGAACATCATCATATGAAGCAACAGCAAATCGTGTATCTTCCATAGGTCTGTTCATTCGTTTTGTCATGAACGTAAGTCTTAAACCAGCATTACGTTGCATTTGAGAGTATTCTTGAAACATTTTCCGTTTTAAATCTGCATTGTAATTAATAGTTGGACAAGCTTTTTCCCACATGTCGGGATCATCAACTTCATTATCGTTATCCAAGCGACAAATAAATGGAAACAAACTAGAAAATTCTGCTCCATCCTTGTCAATTCCAAGTTCTCCAGAAAGAATCATTTTTGATTCTTCTATAATGTCATCAAGCGGACCACCACGAACATGACCATTAGTTGTATCATAAAATTCTCTATAATCTCGAATTTTACCACCACCAGAAGTAGCCACATTTATCATTGAATAATCTTCATTTTCGTGAATTTCATCAAAGCGGTTTGCACCTGGTCGCTTCCCGTCTTTTGTTCTAGCGTTTGCCGTGTTATAACGAAGTTTGCTATTTGTAGCGATATTTTGAATAACTTCCTTCGTAGCTTTAAATACTTTTTTATCTAAATCAGGATGATCTTTAATTACTTTAAATACATCATCAAAACTAGTCTTTGCTTGGCTTTCATTATTGGCATAGATATCAATATCATAATTTTTAATACCGTGTTTAGCGGTGAGTAGAAAGAAGTTGTTCCAAGAAGCAAAACCAGTTTTACCATTACCACGTCCCATTAATGAAAGATATCTATTGAACACTAGTGTTTTATCTTTTTTCCATCGAACACCATAAATAAAACATTGTAGAAATTTTTCCCACGGAATTAATTCGAATGGAAAGTATTGTGCTGGTATATTGATTGAATCCTCTACCATCTGCTTATCGAAGTAAATATCTTCTCTAGTAAAGACTCTTTCTTCTAGATAATTTTTTAGCAATAATTGCTCTTTGCATACCTTGATAGTGCCTTCTTCTATAGCTTTGAACCAATTTTCAATATGCTTATAACTCAGGAATTGATTCATTTGCTTCACCTACCAATTCAGGAGTAATGGCAAGTTTATCCAACATCAATCCCATTTGTTTGTTGACAGAAACAAGCAACGCTACTGATTCATTCTTTTTACCATTCTCCAATCTAATGCCGTTCTCGGATATATCTTCTTCCAGTGATATCGCCGTTTCCCATAAACTGATATAACGATCAACATTATCTAAGAATGGCTCAATATTTGTTTTCTGACTTTCCAATTGGCTTATTAAAGAGCGGCGTAATTTTTCTCTGTAGCGATTTTGAGACAATTCGTTTTTAAACATTTTAGCCCTCCTTTCATGATAAAGTTCGAAAAAATCTCTTTTCCTGACAGCCCCCTCCGTTTCATCACCCCCAAAAAATTTGCGATTTATTTTAAGGGGGGGTTATCTCACCATCGGAATGAAAGCTTCAGCGAAGTCAATGTAATAATTAATCTCTTCAATGTCATATCCAAAAACATTTTTTATTCTTTCAACGTTATTATCTTTATTCAATGCTTCTCTTACTTGATTCACTTTGTATTTGCTGCAACAGTTATCTGATAACAGATCCCTGATACCTACATAGCGAACGTATATCAAACGTTTAATTAATCCCTGTGTATAAGATGAATACTCTTCAATCTTTTCTGTGTCATACTCTCTGCCATTGTCATTGATGATCATGCACTTACCACCTTTCACTTGCATCGAAGTTAGCAAAGCTTTCTATCTTCTTCTCTTGTTTATCTAACGCTGTAAGATATCTGCCATGAACTTCATTATGATGTTCAACACATAAACAAATAAGATTATCTAAATCTAAAGCTAAGTCAGGTCTATCCTTGACTTCCTTTATATGATGAACGTTCTCTACTCTATGATACTTACCTAGTCTTCTACACTCTTGGCATTCATAGTGATCTCGTTTCATCGCTTTCTCTCTAAGCCTGCGCCATTTAGGAGACTGATAGAACTTAACCAAACGATCTTCTCTTATCAACTGTAATAACCATCTATAGAATTCCTCGGTCATGTTCCGTCTCCTTTTGCAATCTTATTTAATGCTTAGCTATTCTTTTGCCATACAATGGAATAACTTCATTGCTTTCCTTTCGTTTATATGTATCGCTCTTTATTGGTCTTCTATACTCATATACTTTTTCGCCATTACCGTTTTGCACAATGATTACTTCATACTTCTGTTCTAAGTATTGTGGTCTATACATTGTTGTTACCTCCTTTTTGCAAAATAAAAAGACCACTCAGTGAGTGATCTAATATGTAATAGCAACCTACACACAGACAAGTCTAATACTTCCTGCGCCTACCCACTTCCTCAATACCTCGGTTGCTAGCGGTTTTACTGACAGGCAGTTATGGATTACCGTAAACCAAAGTCACTGGCAAGGAGACAAACCTTGCATGATACCTACCCTAATTTGAACTTACGTTCCGCCCTTAACTGGTTTCTTTTGGAAGTCAAGTGCGTTTACCTATTCCACCACAGTAATCAAAAAACAACTTGTGAAAACGATTACTTGTTGTATAATAAATATTATCAACGATAGAGAGCGTTGAAATTAATCCTTAGGAGTGTTTTTACATGAACAAACATGAAATACAAGCATTTGAACATGCAGTTTTTACTTTCAATAGACTCGCTAAACGAGCAAACGAAGACTTTATTCCGTTTGAAATTATTTGGGATACAAGATTTGGCCCCGCAACAGCTACTAACGTTCTATACAATACCAGCTCTAATCCAATTATAAATGAATATTTCTTCAAGAATGAGTATTTCCGTGATGAAGAATCAAATAAAGCTGCATATATAGATGAGTTATATGCATATGTAGATCATGCTGTATCTCAATACTTCAGCGACCTAGTTAGCGGTGGCTATTCACCTAAATTGAATATGGCAGAACGCCCACACGTTCTAATGGATAAGTTACTGGAACTATCTAAATTTGATGAAGCAATTAGTTTAAGAATGCCTAATTACTTAACCACTTGGGATTTTAAAACCTTAGACGAATCTATTAAATTGCCTTTCATTAATGATGAAACCCTGATATTACGTCCTCTATGTTTAATTAAAGAACAGACAACAACTTCATAAGAAGAAATGAACTATTTTTGATTTGGTTTATTTGTAGCTGTTGCCTGTTTATTAACAATTTTAAAATAAACAGCGATCGTATAGAGAAAAAATATGTGAGTAGTTTTTCCGATTGCTCTCTATTCAAAGAAGAAGTTAGCAACGATAAGGGAGGTTTCCTCCCTTACATTTTATTTTGTCTCAGACCTATCACTAATCTTTCGACACTATCATAATAACACTGGTAAATAGCTAAAAACCGCCATCATTCCGCCAAAAAACCGCCAAATTATTCGATTAAAGTTATTTGAGGATATTCTAGCTTGGTTGAACAATAGCTAACCGTCACTTCACGTAAGTACTCAAATGTACCTCCACATATATCGCATTGTTCTTTGCCTGTTTCATCTGATTCCCATGAATCACATTGCAAATCTCCGCAATACGGACACATAATTTCATCCGAATACTGATAATCATATTCTGGAATTTCCTTTAATTCAAAATATTCAACAATAAGAATGTCATTTTCAGGATCATGCATACAACTCATATAGTTTCTGCCTCTGTAGGAAAAAGGCTGGTTAAACTCTATTACTTTATCTGTTTGAAATAGAGGTTCTACATTTTTAATATTTTCAAGTACTGTTTGTCTATAATCATAATCTTTTTTAGTATAAACTTTCATCAATTCCACCTCTTATTTATAAGCAATTATTTCCCCATGTTTATACGCTTCTGCAAACTCTATTAGAGCTTCTGATTTCATCCGTTGTATGCTTCTTTCTGAATAACCCACTTCACGGCTAATCCTGTAGTTTGAGAAGCTATCTGGCACACAGAAGCTGTAGTAAAGTATCTGACGGCTAATCAGACTAAGAGCCATCAAAGCCGCTAAAATCGCGTCTCTCTCTGCTTTTATATCCATCATCTGAATAATCGCGTCTTCTGCCTTATTGCCGTGCTTCGGTGCCTTCGGCATATCGGTTATGATAGGAGACTTAATATCTATCAAAGAGCGACCTGCCATCCGCTCCAAACGCCGAAAGTTCTTCAGCACATCTCTCGCATTACATCTTGTCTGGTTGAAATCTACCTCTCGTAACAATTGCATCAAGTCAAACCGCTCCTTTATGTGATATAATAAATGTGTTGGATTTATTGAATCAGTCGGAGCGATCCGGCTTTTTTATTTGTCATTGATTAGTTCCATATCCACCAATCTCGCTACAGCTAAATTCTCTTTACTTTTCGCTAACCACTTGTCACATTTCATCGTGTTTTCAATACGAATGATTGCTGAGTGATTATAGAGATGCTCTACATATCCACGAAACGGATAGATGAACTCCTCTGCTTCGCAGCGGACCATGTCGCCAACTTTTACTTTTGGTTTCTTACGTGTTTTAGGGTTCTTTGTCGGCATATCTAGCATTAAACCGCCGATACCATGACTACTAGCGTAAAATCCGTCTTTTAGTTTCATTCTTTTTCCTCCCATTTACGATCATCACTTAATATCGAAATTCCAAACTTACGAATAGCATCACTTGCATCAGCAACATACTGGCTTGCCACTTTATATGTTTCTTCTGCTGAAATTCCATATTCTTTTTCAAACTTTGTCTTTAGTACATTCAGTTCCTGTTTTCTTAGTTTTGTTATTCTGCGGTGCCTGTTGTTCATTTTCAATCAACTCCCTAATCTGAAAGTGTTGTCTATACTTGATCGAAATTCTTTTAAGTGGTTCTCTACCACAGAATCAGTCACGTTAAAACGATCAATTAATACTGGAGCTGCCATATCTTTCAAATAACTTTGTCTGATGACTAATTCAGTACCATCAGGAAGTTCTATGTTAACCTCCCGACCATTGATAATTGCTTGAATGCCCGCTTCACTTAGTGGTATTTCGTATTTCATTTCACATCCTCCAAATCACTCGACTTCACGAACACACCATCTACCATCTTCCCTGTGCGTCCTTTGATTTCGTTGTATGCTTGGTTCAGACACTCGTACAAATCCATATCATTTTGCATAGCTAAAATAATCAAGGTTACTACTACGTCTCCAATTCCGTCTCTTAAACCATGTTCATCTTTTCTAGCTAGAGAAGCGGCAACTTCCCCAATCTCTTCGATCGTTTTTAACATTTGCTTGCTGGAATCAGTTTGATCCAATCCCTTATCTTTAGCCCACTGCTCTACTTTTGTGATTAGTTCGTCCATTATTTCTCCTCCACATACCTAAACTGTCGTCCTTTTGAATCAATCCATAAGCTCCTAGCTCTATCCCAAATAATGTTTTTGCTTAATCCAGTAATTTCAGATAACTGTTCAGCAGTACCTGTTACTAGAATTCGATCACCATGCCAGATTGCAATTTTTCTCGGCGTTTTCCGATTGGTTTTTTCAGCCCACATTGATTTACCGAGCTTTTGGACTTCTGCAACTATTTCTTTGTCTTCCTGCCAAGATTCTGACTTGGTTAATTCAGCAATTCGTTTCATTGCTACTTTCTTATCCACGATCATTCCTCCAATCTACGAATTTCCCTTCTTAAATTCTCTACATGCAAATCGATTGCCTTCCTCGCCGTTTCATTGACCATTACTGCCTTTGTCCGCTCCAGATCGTCAATCTCACGCTAAAGGCTTCGAATACGCATTTGAATCACTTCTTCTGTTGTCATGATGGACCACCTCGTTAAAAACGCTCTTCCTTGAACGTATTCCGATATTTTTTAGCTAAAATCAACGGCACTTGATATTGATGACAGAACAACTTTGCCTTGATCTTAAAGTCTTTTGTCTGCATTCCTTTGACATCTACGACTTTGACAAGTTTACCGTTTTTATAAAATGTGAAGTCGGGAATATACTCGATCTTGCGATACTTCTTTCCGTCTAGTTCAAATTTCGGCATCAGCTCAAATCGTTCCTGAAGTTTCACTTTCCAGCCATTCGCTTCCGCTTGCCACAAGGCTAGATCGTAGTACTCTGCTTCTGCGATAGAATCGAACTTGATACCTCGATGGATAGTTTTTCGATTACGATATTTATTCATTCTCAAGAAGCGCCTCCTTCTTAGCCTGATAAGCAGCAAAGCGGGCTTCTAATTCTGCTTTTTTATCAGGATCTAGCGTCTTTTCTTCTTGAGGTTTGTTGACCCAATCAGGTAACTTTTCACGCCGTACATTGTTTTGACGTTTAGGAAGATAGTTTTGTTTTTTCTTGTTCTTAAAATCTTCTTGGGCTTTTTCTGCTGATTCCATTGTCTTAATTCCTTGATTACTCCATGAATTTAATATCGCTTCAACATATTTTTTCAATCCTGGCATCTCAACGTTGTTTTCGAAAGCTAATTTAAAAGCAAAGAGAATCATATCTGCTCCCCAAGTTTTAATCATCGGTCCTAATGCTCCTTGCAAAAGTCCAGTAGGTGCTTTCCCCCAGTTTTTTTGGATGAACTCATACACGCCTATATCATATTCTTTATTTGTCTTGTTTTGTTTTGTATTGTTTATATAAGCTGAAGGATTTACTGTAGAATCTACTGAAGGATTTACTTCCCTATTTACTTTCGGATTTACTTTACTATCTACTGGAATATTTCCAGTAGCGGAGTTTTCTACCGTATTATCTACTGTAGTTTTTACTGTAAAATTTCCAGTTAGATCAGAAAGAATATAAACTCCAGCTTTTGTACGACCTCTCTTTTTATATTGAAGGAGTCCGTTTTGGATCAATTGATTACGATTGATAATCAATGTTTTTTCAGACGTTTTAGTCATTGCTTGTAGCCTTGTATTGGCAATCGATAATTCGCTCTGCCATCCACTTTTGTTTGCTATAGCCATTAGCTTATACCAAAGCAGTTGGGGACCAGCGCCAAGCTCGTTATATTCAAGCCAATTGTCAAAAGCATTAAGCTGTCCGATGTAATCCAATTGTGTTCCTCCTTTCGTTTTGATGTTAAGAGGGAGATAACTCCCTCGCTATTTGTTTAATGGTGGATTTGATGCATCGAATAATCCAGTTTGTACATCTTCTGCAACAGGTTCTGCCTCTTTTAGTTCTGGTTCAACTTCTGACAAAGTCGTTTCTTCAATCAAATTTTCGTTTTCATCTAATCGGAAAACTTTCTCATCTGAAGTAACTGCCGTTTGCATCTCTACTGACAAAATTCCCCATTTTGAAAGAAGGTTACGTAATACTGTCTTAATAGCCATTGCATCGTAATTATCTTTCCAAGCACCTGTTAATTTATCTTTGTCAAAGCCTTTGGCGTTCTTGATCCGATGGCTTTCAATTTCTTGTTTGGTCCAATAAACTGTTTTTTTGAATCCATTTAATAATTCGAAGAAACCTACATAACCGATGACTGTATCAGATTGTTTGGCTTTATAATCGAATTGAAATTCTTCTGTGAGAGGATTCCAGTCAATCAACTGACCTTCGTATATTTCTAAAGCATTTAGCGCTTTGTATTGACCAGATCGTTGTGCTAGCTGAATATAGCCCTTATACCCCAAGATAAATTGTGCTTCATTATGTGTAATCCATTCTTTTCCAACTTTTTCTTTTCTATTGAATGGAACAACATAGGCATATCCTAAATTTTTGTCGATGGGTAGATCCATAGTTGCTGCTTTTAGTGCGGAAGCAATAATGGTCATTGGTTCAGCTTTAGATAGATAGTTATCGCTACCAACTAAAGTCATGAGCGATCCCATAAAAGAATCCGATTTTTCATGTAGAATATCAGTAAATTTTTTCTTCATTGCTGGCGTACTCATCAAAGCTTTAAAACCCAACTTTGATGGGTCAACCACTTGAGTATTTTGTTCAGTCAGTTGTTTTTTTAACGATTCATTTGTTGCCATTTTTCTTTTCCTCCTTCAGTGGTAATCCACAAATCGTACAATAACTCCAAGATGTTTCTCTAACTTCGCTTCCACATCGGGGACTTCTTTCCATCATTTAATCTCCTTTTCTGTCAATCTTCTAGATTCAGTAATGCTATAGATTTCTTCATCACTTGCGATATCTGGATATTTCTCTGCTAGTTTCTTCGTGTTCATACGTTTAGTACTAACAAGTTTCCAGCTGATGATGTTCCTTTGTGTAATACCGATACTTGCCGCACGTTTTCCTAGCTCGCTGATAATCTCGTTGTCTACTTGACGGATAGCTGACTCAATTTCTTTTTTCGTCCGCTTGAGTTCTCTTTTTTGCTCGATAAGTTCATCAAAAAGTGACGGTAGAGCTGTTTGATTTTCTTCTACATCTGCATATTTTTCTTTTAAGAAGTCAGCAGTCGCTTCACTTCCGTCAATTACAGGCTCGATACCTTCAACTACATTTGTTTCCCAAAATTCAACCAAGCGTTCTGTAATTGTATCGATTAATTCTTGATCTCTCGCAATTCGCTTCCAAATGAATTTTTGTCCACCAATCAAAACAGCGATATAACAATAGTCTTTGTTTAAAACGTTCATGTAATGCTGAACTTGACAGAGATAGCTAAGCGGTACCTCTTCGCCTTCCCATTCTTTACCGAGAAATTGATTGGCTGTTTTGCATTCCAGAATGGCATTTTCTCCCACTACTTCCCGATCAATATTCGCTCTTAGAAACGGATGCAGTGGATGTTCAAAGACTTGATTTCTTCTGCGAACCTTTTTACCTGTCCGTTCTTGAAATTCTTTAGCAACCACTTCTTCTAAAACATTACCCCAATAAGCGGGCTCACTTCCTGATTCTTCAAGTACTACTTGTCCTGTTTTTTCTAGCCATAGTTGATAAGGAGATTTCCATTTATTCAATCCTAAAATTGTTCCAACATCCGAACCTCCGATGCCTTTCTTACGGTCTTCAAGCCATTCTTGATGGCTCATTTCTAAGGTAGATTTACTCATCGTCTTCCTCCTCTTTATGTGGCGTGCCCCATTCAGGAGTCGTCAAATACTGATCGAGCGCTTGTCCAAAATCATTCATTGTTTTAGCCTTCCTTTCGTGCTAAAATACAGTTAAGTTATTTTGATATGTTGCCGATTAGCGATTGCCGTCGCTGGTCGGTCTTTTTGGTGTTGGTATTTTGAAACTTTCTCTTGTGCACGTTGCTGAAAATACCCCTCCCCAAACTATCAATGCAAATCTAACATTAATGCTAGCTAGTACGATTGCTACTAGACTCATAAGCAAAGCGCTCTTGACAGTCATTTTAAATACAGTTTTCATTTCTTTCTCTCCTCTCTATATTTAGCAATTTCGCTAGCAAGATCTTCATTCATATGATTCTCTAAAAATCGAGCGACTTCAGTTTTAGGAATTCTAATTTCACCGAGTTTCAAAAAACCGATGTATCCCATCTCAATCAAATCTTTAACATTTTGAGGATTTGTTGTTATAGCTAATGCCGCTTCAGTAACTGAGTATGTTAATTTTTCAATGTTTCTTTTATTGTTGCGCTTCAAGACAACTTTTTTTGGAAAAATATTTTCCAATGTTTTCATTTCCATCATCCTTTCATATATCCTTGTACTACCCAGTACGACAGCCGTTCCTCACTAAGCTTGCGAATATCGATTCCAAGTATTTCGCATAATGCACTTATTAGTGTGACTTCAACCATGATCTCGTCTAAAAATTCATAAGCATATGCAATGATTTGTTGACGATCATCAACAGTTAAGTAATTTACTTGTTTAAGAAGAATTTTTTCTACTTCTTGCTTCTTCTGTTTCCGCTCATCTGATTCAATCATTTGCAACTTGTCTAATGAAGATGGATCTCTTCTATAAACATCACCATCTATTGATTTAAATAAACCAAAGAACTCATGAATCACTTGAAGAGTGAAATCTGAATCTCTAAAATGATCCGTTAACGCCTGAGCATTTTCCAACGTCACGGGCTTCGTATTAAGCAATGTTGTCCAATCGCTTAATGACTGTTGAGAGACGTTGATTTGTCTTGCTATTTCCTTTTTGGTCTCACCACTCTTATTAATTACTTCGACTAACGATTCTCGAATAACACTTGATTTTTTTAACAGTTTAAACACCTCATATTCTTATTCGCCCGTATATTAATACGAGCAATTTTTTTATACTATTAATTTAAAGAATCAAACGAAAGCTGCTTCGTCTAGTTCACGTTCAAGCTCTTTTTGAACTTCTTCAACTAAACGATCAAGTTGATCATCTGTAGCACACTTGATGATGTGAACTAGTCTAGGTCTAACATCAAGTACGATGTTTATTTTTTCTTGTCGTGTCATTAGAATCATCTCCTCATCATTTAGTTTAGTTCCGTTTTAGTTAACTCTGTCTCTAAAAAAATATCGTCTGGTTCTTTATTAAACACCATAGCGATTTTGACTGCATTTTCATAGGAAAGTTTTCTTTTTCCTTTCTCGATCATCCAGTAAAATTCTTTAGTTAGACCAGCTTTATCAGCTACATCTTGAAAAGTTTTGCCGTTTTCCTTTCTAATTTTTTCTAGATTTTTTAGCACCATTTAAGTTCCTCCTTTTGTTAACTTCAAGTTAACTATATTTTAATTAACTATTTGTTAATTGTCAATAAAAAATTACACAATTAGTTAACTTTTTTTGTATTCCTTGTGTTAACCGTTTGTTAACGATAAAATCATAATAGAAACGAGGTGTCAACATGGACTTTGGAACTAGATTAAAAGAATTAAGAAAAAGTAAGAAATTAACCCAACAACAATTAGGTGATATTATCCATGTATCTAAAGTTTCAATTTCTGGTTATGAACGTGGGGAACGAAGCCCTGACAGAGAAACCCTAACAGCACTTGCTGATTATTTTAATGTCACAACTGATTATTTATTAGGTCGAAATCAAACTCCGGATTGGGCAGATAAAGATGATTTGATTGAACTCGATAAAATACTTGATTCAAACGTAGATATGGCTTATGGCGGTGAAACTTTAACAGATGAAGAGAGACAGCGTGTTAAAGATATTTTAACTGGTTTGTTCTGGGAATTTAGAAAAGAAGATAAAAACAAAGAGAAGTGATTTTTATGGAGAGAGACGTAATAAATCTAGCTGGTAAATTAAAGCAGAAATATAATTCTGCTAATCCTTTTATCATTTGTGAACAAATGGGCATTCAAATTAAGTACGTGCCATTTATGAATAACCCGAAAGGACAATTTCAAGAGTTATTAGGGAGATCCGTCATTCTCTTAAGCCACGAATTGAAAGAATCAGAAGAGCGTTTTTATATTTGCGCCCATGAGCTTGGTCATGCCATTTTCCACAAAGGATTATCAAGTTATTACGTCTCTACAAGAAATTCTAGAAGCAAATCAGAAAGCGAAGCTAATTGCTTTGCTGCTAATCTCATTGTTTCTCTTTATAAAGAAGACAACGATCAATACCCTAGAAAAGTTGAGGAATTAACAAATTTGTATGGGCTTCCTGAAAGTATGTATAGATTTTTAATTTAATTGGCGGCTACTACTTCCTGCCCTAAGTGGGAGTGAAAAAAATCCCGGAGGAAAACTATGGAGTTAGAAAAATTTCAAGATACATTAAAACAATTAGGAAAACGAGTCGTTGAATTAAAAGATAGTATCGGAACAGAAGAAGCTACTAAAACTTCTCTGATTATGCCCTTTTTTGCAGCATTAGGCTATGATTTATTCAACCCTACCGAATTCGTTCCAGAATTTACTGCAGATGTTGGAATTAAAAAAGGAGAAAAAGTTGATTATGCGATTGTTCTTGAAGGTAAGCCAACAATACTTATAGAAGCAAAATCAATTAATGAGCAACTAACAAAACATGATTCTCAATTATTCAGATATTTTGGCACTACGGTATCGAAATTTGGAATACTAACTAACGGAGAAGAGTATAAATTTTTTACTGATTTAGATGAACCAAATAAAATGGATCTTACTCCATTTTTGACTGTTAATATTACTAAAATTAAAGACAGCCAAATCCCAGAATTAGCTAAATTTCACAAAGATAATTTTGATGTAGACAAAATTACGAGCTCTGCAGCTGAGCTTAAATATTTAAATTCATTAAAAAATTATCTTTCTTCTGAACTCAATGATCCAACTGAAGATTTCGTAAAATATTTACTTACTGAAATTTATGATGGTATGAAAACTAAACAAACCGTTGAAAAATTTAAACCAATTATAAAAAAAGGATTAAACCAATTTATCGCTGAAAAAGTTAATGATAAATTAAGCGCTGCTTTGAAAACATCGGTTACTGTTGAGGATACAGAAACTAAATCAGATTCTGATACAACAGATGAAACTGATAGTGAAATTGTTACCACTCCTGAAGAATTAGAGGCCTATACTATTTGTAAAGTTGTTTTAGTAGATACTATTCCTTTAGACCGATTATTCTATCGAGACAACAGAAGTTACTTCAATATATTATTAGATGACAATATCAGAAAATGGATTCTAAGAGTTCGTTTCAATACAAATGGAATGAAAATTGAATTAAACGATGATAATCATACAGTTTATGAGTTGAAAGAGCCTATAGACATTTATAGCTATTCAAAACAAATTACTGATATAGTTCAAAAATTTCTATAGACTTTTGTTCGAAAAAAAATGACTGAATTATTACATTGAAGATCAGCCTTCGGGCTTTTCTTTTTAAACACAAAGGAACATAAGTTCGTATACTTCTATTGAAAATACGGATTTTACATCTATTCACTCTCTATATGTACCAAAAGAATTTAACTATCGTACTAATGACATAGCAATATGAAAGGACTGATTTTATGCGTGGCGGTGTGAGAAAACGTGGAAAACGTTGGTATTATTATTTTGAAGATATCAATGATGATGGCTCAAGAAAAAAAGTGGAGAAAGTTGGCGGAGACACCCGACCAGAGGCCGAAGCTGCTTTACGAAAAGTTTTATCAGATATTGACGAAACAGGACAATACTTTTTAGGTACGGATACTCGAGTAAAACAATACCTTGATTTTTGGATGGAGGAATACGTTAAACTAAATCTAAAATACAATACCTATGAAAACTACCGATTTACCATCAAAAATCATATAGATGGTTATTTAGGAAAGAAAAAACTTACGGATCTCTCCCCTGCTCTTTTGCAAAATTTCATCAATGCTGAATTTAAAAAGGGTTACTCGAAGAAAACAATGACTATTACTCACTCTGTCCTTAAGAATGCGCTGAATATGGCGGTTTATCCTTGGGGGTTAATCAAGCAAAATCCTATGCTGTATGTAAAGATACCAAAATACGAAGAACGACCAACGACTAAAAAAGATCTAAAAATCATTTCTCTTGAGGACTTTGATCATATGCTAGAAATCACTCCTGAAGGCCATCCTTTCTATATTCCTTTGAATATTGGATTTTATACGGGAATGCGCGTTGGCGAAGTTTGTGGTCTGACGTGGGATAATGTCGATTTTTCAAATGGAACAATTACTGTAGAGAAACAAATGGTAAAGAATGATGGCGAATGGGTATATGGTACACCAAAGACAAGCAGTTCCAATCGAACGATTTTTATTGGACAAACCTTGCTAGCAATTCTGAAAAAACATAAGAAACAACAATTAGAAAATCGAATGAAGTATGGAAAGCTCTACATTGATTCAAATGCAGTATGTACGAAGGAATACGGTGAGCTAGTTACGCCAAGTGTAGTGAAATGGAATACTAAAAGGATATCGAATGCACTCTCCCTCTCTTTTAACTTCCATTCTCTCAGACATACTCATGCTACACTTCTTCTCGAAAATGGCGCAAAAATGAAAGAAATCTCTGAACGATTGGGCCACAGCAGAATTTCAATTACGATGGATACTTACTCGCATGTAACAGATAAGATGAGAAATGAAACGGTCGATATCATGGAAAATCTTAGAAAGAATTCTTGA